ACCATCTGCGCTGTAATCAAAGGAATGAATATCAAGATCGCGCCGCTCTATTAATATTGAATAAGGGCGCAGATTTAGCGATCGCTCTTGACCTAAATTTCTTAGCTCCGATACTTCTGGGTAACAGGTAAGCACACCAACAAAACCATCGCGCAAAGCTTTGCGATCTGCATCAAGAAAAAATGATTTAGACGATGTTCCCTGTTTATCAAAGTTTTTTTCTGATTCAATAACATGTAGTAAAACATCTTTAGTAAATTCCCAACGACTCAAAATTGATGCAAACGAATCAACGGCGGGTTTAAAAAAATTTATGAATAAACTTTGACGAATCCGATAAACATATTCTTGATTTGTCTCACTTGGTTGCTGTGGTAGATACTCGTAGGCTTTGAATAATTCAATCGTTGTAAAATTTACACCTCGCATCCAAGCGCCTGATCCCTCGTAAAAATCCATGCAACGGCGCACATCAGTTTCATTCGCTAAGTATTCGGCGCTTTTGTTAGCTGGGCTGTCACTTGTAGCGCTTTGCTCAGTGCCTTGGATTGTTTGATCGATCTGGTTTGCTTGGATTATTCTTGTATCTTGGATTATTGCCACTGTTAATTGCCAAATTATTTATTTATATGATAGTATCGTTTTTGAAATAAATAAAAGCGATCGCGTGATGCACTGCTAATATTTATTTTCGGGGGATTAAAAAGCGCGATGCTTTAAATCTTTAAGCGTGATGCTAACCGCTACAACAGCACACACATTAAGGAATTAAAGCAATGGGATTAACCCTATTAGAAGCGTCAAAGTTTTATTCTGAACAAGGCGAATACGTTAAATCTGGCATTATTGAACAGTTTGCTAGCGGCTCTCCTATCCTTGATATTTTGCCATTTGAAGAACTTCCGGGCGGTATGGTTGAGTGGTATACCGAAGGCACTTTACCTGCTACTCAGTTTCGCGGTATAAACGAAGCCTACGCAAACGACACAGGTACTTTAGTTCCAAACTATGAGACTGTCGCTATCATGGGCGGCGATCTTGATATTGATACCGCGATCGTCAAAACTAAAGGTGCTCGCATTCGCACTGTACAAGAAGGCATGAAACTTAAGGCTTTGCAATCTCGTTTTCATGCAACGTTCCTCAATGGAGACCAATCCACCAATCCAAAAGAGTTCACAGGCTTACGCAAACGCGCTTTCGGTACTCAATTAGTTAATGCTGGTTCTACTTCTGGTGGTGATGTTCTTTCTCTATCAGCGCTTGACATTGTTTTATCTCGTGTTCGCCCAATCTCTAATAATGCAAAACTGGTAATTTATTCCAATATTACCCTTGCTTTGCGTTTAGCGGCGGCGGCGCGTAATCCTACAGTGTCGGGTTATGTCATTCAAACTAAGGATATGTTCGGTATGCCTCAAATGACATATCAGGGCATTCCTTGGCGTGTGATTGAGCAAGATTATTCAGGTACTGACATTTTGCCATTTACTGAAGCGAATCCCGGCGGCGGTACTCCTGCATCCACCTCAATCTACGTTGTCGCAATGTCTGATAGTGATTTAACAGGTGTCCAAACAGGCGGTATTGAGGTTGACGATCTTGGCAAGCTTCAAACTACTCCTGCTTACCGCACACGCTTAGAATGGCTTTGTAATATCGCAGCTTATAACCCTCGTTCGTTTGCTCGTTTACAAGGCATTAAAGACGGCGCGATCGTTGTGTAGCCTAATTCGGGGGTATCCCCGAATTAGATAATCTCTCAAATATCATCTAAATTAGGAACTACAAAAATGACTTATCGTGGCGTTTTTAAATCTACATTACCTCGACGTGCTGTCCGTGGGATGGTTGATACTCAAACTCAACTACGTGATTACACAGCCGCAGCTTTAGCCGCAACTACTTCCGAGACTGGTATCGCCCTCAACTCTACAAACTTTGAAGCTTTCAAAGTTATTCTATCGATCGCCGCTTTTACTGGCTACTCTGTTGGTACTGTTGATTGGGGGATCACTGTGCAAGTCTCTACAGCCTTAGCCTCTGGCTACGTGACTGTCGCCACTGTTGCCCCCACTTTAGGGCTTGCGTCAGAAACTGAAGTGGTTCTAGGCGGTGATCAAATTAACGATTTTGTTGCAGGCGCGACATATATTCGATGCACAGCGACAAAAACGGGCGCGGCTGGCAACTTGACCTATGGCGCTTGGCTTGTACCTCTTGAAGGCGGTCAATAACAAATGACAGCAATAACAGTTTACAAATACGGTGAAAATCCTAGACCTATTCAGCACTTCGATCTTGAAGAGCATATTAAATACGGATGGTTTACCGAACCGCAGCAATTCCCGCCTGATATTGCTGCGGAATTTAATGATTTTGATTCAAAATTAAAATCGGCAGAATCACCATTAGAACCAGAACTAATCACACCCAAGAAAAAAATAAAATCTACACCTGTAGATCCCGAATAAATCTAACGGAATAGGCGATCGCAAGGTCGCCTATTTTTATAAAAAATGACTGTACAAACTGATCTACAAATAACAATAGATGCTTACATACAGGCAAATTTCGCGGGTACAACCGCCGCAATTTCTGCTAGTAAATTAACTTTAGAAAATCTATTGTTTATGCAAGCATCATTAAAAGAGATCGGCATCAATGGCACTGTGCAAGGTAATCTATACACCGCAATTGATAACTATATTCAATCTAATTTCACTGGTACTTTAGCCGAAATATCAGCAACTAAATTACCTTTAGAGAACTTGCTGCGAATACAGGAATCGCTCTTAATAATTGGAGCATAAAAAATGACAGTTCAAAGTGGTTTATCGACAGCACTAGATGCTTATATTCAATCTAATTTCACTGGTACTTTAGATCAAGTATCTGCAAGTAAATTAAACTTGCAAAGCTTGCTACAAATACAGCGTAGTTTGTCATCTGTGTTACCTAATGGCACACTCATTAACGGTGTCGCTAATTTCTACACCGCAACAAAACCTACAACCCGCGTAGATGGTTCTGCGTTGGTGATTGGCGATGTGTGGAAAAAAGCAGGGCAGGAATCATCTGAATGGGATGGTACACAATGGGTTGGCAATTTAAGACAGTTTCTTATACTTACTGCTTCCATAAGTTCTACTACTTCAAGTAATAATGCTTTTTATCCACTTGGTAGTAAAATCTCACTCAAAAAATTTGAAGCTACTGGAAGGGTCGAGGCTGCACCTGCTGCACCTGCAAATGATTACTGGACTTTTGATTTAACTCTTTCGGCTGGCGGGGGGAGCACTGCACTAGGCTCACCTGTATCCATAAACAATCAAAATGTAGCCTACACTGCTTTTGATAGTTTGGCTCTTTCTGTGGCGACAAATCAAGTCGTAGATTTTTCGGGGGCAATAAATGACAGTCCCTCGCTAGCTCGTGGATTTTTTGTAACTTGGACAAAAAGCGGCGCGGCTCCAAACTTGACTGGTGTAAGCTTTTCAATTCAATATAGGATTATTTATGAATAGGAACTCAAACATAATCTTTATCGAATCGCCATCGGGTGATCCTGATTATCCTTGTATCACACCTATACCTTGGGTTAACAATGCTCCTGATTTCACAGGTATTACAGAGCCTACTCTGTCGGTATTGATGGCAGCTTACGAGCGCGATAAAAACAATATTGTAGATATCCCCGATCCCGTTCCTACTCCAATTGTAGTCATTCCTGATTGGGATGGGCTAAACGCTGCTATTTTAGGCGGCGCACTTAACCCGATATACACCCGTTTATTTGCATCTGCTTTTGGAGATGTGGCAATAAACGCGGCTTTCACTGTACTTATCCCGTCGATCCAAACTACTCGCATAGAAAGTGCTGTAGCGTCTGCTTTTGCGGCTCTTAATGCTTACACTAGCTACCGATTTACGAATGCTGAAAAAACGCTTTGGAATGGTGCGACCGATTCGCTAAACTTTTCTAGTTTGGTACATTTACCCTAATAAAAAAAATGACTTGTGGCGCAACCCTAAAAATAACAGAGACACCTATACTCATTGGCTTCCAATGGGATAGCTCTTTGGTGTTCGCTACTGGTACGATTGCGGCTCCTACCTATATCGATTTGTCACTTTATGATATTGAATTTGCGATCGCGCCTAGCGCCACATCAACATTAAGCATTGTGCCAACGATTACAAAATTAACGAATGGGCTTGCAACATTTAGATACACGGCGGCACAAACTTTAGCGATGATAGCGGGTGAATATATAGGGCATTGTTTCCTAAAAACAATCACAACAAGTGAAGTTAGCTTCTTTATAAATTTGCAGATCTGTGTAATTGATCCCGTGCCAACGCCATGACTCAAATAATCAAAGTTACAGAGCCATTATTGCAAGTCGTTCAATTGCGCGATCAGCCAACGATGATTGTGCAAGTCGCTCCCGTACAAATCAATAATAGCGGCGTTTCTGCAAAGCAAGCTTCACTGCCTTTTAGTTATGGCGATGTGACCACACAGACAATTTACGCAGCGATCGCAGGGCAAAGAATAACAAGAGTAGACATAGGTTTTGATATTGCTTTTAACGTGACTAGCTCCCTAAAAGTTGGCGATGGCGCAAACATTCAAAGACTAATGGATACGGGGCAAAACAATCCATCAAGAGGCGGTATTTGGACTAGCACCCCTTTCTATAAATACTCCTCAAACACCAATATCTTGCTAACTCTTAGCGCTGGTATTGGCTGTACACAAGGATCTGGCGTTGTTATTATTTACTACGAATAGGTGAGATTATGGCTTGGTATAGTGATTTAGCGGGTACTACAAACACTACCCTTTTGATCGGAACTGCGAATATCTGGAAAGCAATTACAGGTGGATTTGCTCTTAGGAACTTAGCGGACAGCGCAGATGCAAAAATTCAAGCTTCTACCTTAGAAGCCTCAAACGATAGCATCTTAATTAACTATGATGCGACTAGCTCTGCTAATGACTGGACACTTTCGCTAGCTCGGAACCCTGCACAAACAGCGGCTTTAACTTTGCAAGCGCCTCCAGCAAAAGGTACTGATGGCTTTTTCCTTAGACAAAAAGCTGGTACAGGCGCGGGTATTCTTGAGCTTGAATTAGCGGCGGCGAGTGGTTCAGCGAACCAAATGACCGTTGATACTACCTCTCTAGCTTTTGGTACTGCTTCACCTCTGACGCTTTTTAGCACTCCATCAGGCGCGGTAATCCATAAAGTTGAAGTAATTGTTGATACCAATTTCACGGGCGGTACTCCTACTGTAACGATCGGAATCTCTGGCACAACCTCAAAATATATGTCATCTGCACAAAATATTTTAACGGGCGGTTCTGGTAATGCGTGGGAATCTAACCCAAAGTTAGCATCAACGGCTGGCGAATCTTTGATCGCAACCTACTCAGCGGGTGGTGCTAGCGCTGGGGCTGCTAGAATTTTGGTGTATTACTCAGTACCTAGCTAATAATTAAATGCCTTATTACAGCGATCTAGGCGGCGTTACAAATGACTTCTCTATTAGTGGTAAATTGACCACCACTGGAGGAGTCGTTTCGCGTGTCGTTACGCTTACCGATGCTAGTCCAGTTACCCCAAATGCTGATACAACAGATATCGGGGTACTCACAAGCCTGAGTCAGGCATCCGTTTTTGCTAACCCCACAGGAACGCCTACTAATGGGCAATTACTGCGAATCAGGATAACGAGTAGCGCAAGTCATGCGATTAGTTTTGGCACGGCTTATCAAACTGCTAGCTCCTTGTTATTGCCTACAGCAACAACAGGATCAAGCGCTGAGGACTATATCGCTTTTCAGTGGAATAGCACTGATTCCAAATGGGATTTAATTGCCACTACGATCGGCGCGGCGATCGCCTCTAATACTTGGCAATCAGGCGTGTTGGCAATTGGTGTAACCCCAAAGCGTTCAGGCTCTTTTATCCTGACAACTACTGGATTAACCACAGGGCGACAACTAATCGTGCAGCACGCAACAGGCGGCTTCTACAATGACGATCTTGAGATGGATGCGATCGCCTTTAATGGCATTGCTACAAGTTCAACTACAGCTAAGATTTTTTGGAATTGCCGATCGCTTGTAGCTGGCAACAAAAACTTTAATTATTTACAGGTATAAAAAAATGGCAGTTACTGAAAGTGGTATTTCTTCATCCGATGTATTGACAATCGATCCAATCTCAAAGGCGGCGCGTCAAAGTCTTTACGATCTTAATGGCAACCTTTTAGTCCCCTCAAATAGAGGCGCGATCGCAACAACAGCAAGCGGTATATTACTTGCGGGTGCAGACTACAAGATCGCTAGAGGCTTGCGCTCTGACATGACAGGCGCGTTGCGGACTAATG